ATGAATCCAAGGCAGCGTTGTATTGGCTTTGGATCTCTTCAGCAGTGAAAGTTTCTTCGGACATTGTTCCGTAAAGATGGAAGGTCAGATGCCTGCAGCATCAAGTCTAGCCTTGAGTGCAGTATTTTCTGCCGACAGTTCTTGCACCGCATTAACTAGGTGCCAAACAATATCACTTGAGGACACAGACATAGTTCCGTTGTCCCGAGTTTTGACCCAGCTAGCGCGGACGCTTTGCAGCTCTTGCGCGATAACGCCAAGTTGCGTCCCCTCTTTTAGAACTGCTTCACTGCCGGGCAGCTCACCATCAGACTCAATCTCCTCTGCTGTTTTATACTCAAAGTTTTTAACAGCTATTTGGTTAATAATCGAGAGACCTTCGTCGTTGTCTACGATGTTTTTCTTGATGCGTCGGTCCGAAGTTGTGCGCCAAGTTGTTTGATTGTCCTCGCTATAAGCACCGTTTGCGCCACCAACAAAAAAAGTATTATCCCCTTTCCCAACGATGTTATATCCCAGAACATACTCTCTAATTGCGTTTGCACTGCTGGCGTCAGCGTTAGCTCCTATATAAATGTTATTGTCTCCCGAAGTAATGTCTTCTCCAGAGTTGTAACCAAAAAATGTATTGTTGTCGCCAGTAGTCACATTTTGCCCAGCTAGATGACCAACCGCTGTATTCACAAACCCTGTAGTGTTGTCCTTTAGGGCGTCATGCCCTACTGCCGTGTTGCTATGACCAGTAGTTGTCAATTTCATGCACTCTTGGCCGACAGCAGTGTTGTGATAACCAGTCGTGCAGTATTGGAGAGACTCTCTACCAACAGCAGTGTTGTCGGCACCCGTGGTCAATTCTCTTAAAGAATCAGATCCAACAGCAACGTTGTTTTCAGCAGATGTAATGTCTTCACCAGCCTGAGTACCCATCAAGGTGTTACGTTGCGCAGTAGTGATACGTCTGCCTGATTGATAGCCAACACAGGTATTGTAATTAGCTGTAGTCGAGCCAAGCATCGACAAGTTTCCAATCGCAGTGTTGTCATCACCTGTCGTGTGTGAGGCCAGCGCTTTACGACCAAGGGCACAATTATCGTTGCCTGTGGTATTTAGCCTTAATGCTTTATGTCCGACAGCCGTAATATCAGAAACAGTACAACTCTGTGCGGCTTCAAAGCCAACTGCAGTCACACTGTTTGCAGTTGTCAGTGCACTGCCAGCACTACTCCCGATTGCTACGTTTTCATATCCAGTCGTACACGCATCAAGTGCAGTAGATCCCATTGCAACATTGTTGGCTCCAGTAGTGGTGTCATTTAGTGCGTTATATCCAACTGCAGTGTTATTACTTGCTGTGGTGTTATTTGCAAGGGCTTCAACGCCTACGGCGACATTCACCGTGCCACTGGTGTTATTTGATAAAGCGTTGTAACCAAAAGCAGTATTGTTGCTGCTTGTATTTGAAGTCAGCGCACTTTTGCCCACCGCAGTGTTGCTAGCGCCGGTAGTATTAGCGCTTAATGCCTGGTAGCCAACAGCAGTGTTGTCATGTGACGTAAGGTTATTTGTCAGCGCATAGTTTCCTAGCCCAGTGTTGCGTGTTCCTGTAGTATTTTCTTCTAAGGCTTGATGCCCAACGGCAACATTATCGCCTGCAGTATTTTTTTGAAGGGATTCATTGCCAATCGCAATGACATTGCTGCCAGTTTGGTTTTCATTTAGTGCAACATAACCAACCGCAACACAATGCGTTGCAGTAGTAATTGCAGTGCCTGCGGCACTGCCTATGATTGTATTTTCGGCTCCTGTCGTGCATGAACCAAGGGCGTTATATCCAACAGCAACGTTGTCACTTGCAGTTGTAGAAACGTCTTGAGCACGGGTGCCAAGAGCAGTGTTTCGTGTCCCTGTTGTATTGTTGTTTAGCGCCTCATGGCCTACAGCAGTGTTGTTGCTAGCTGTGGTATTAGCTGACAAAGCGTTATATCCAACAGCTGTATTAGAAGAAGCAGTCGTGTTTGCATCGAGCGCTAGGTAGCCGACCGCAACGTTTTCCGTGCCAGTAGTGTTTAATTTCAATGCACGAGCGCCTACTGCTGTGTTGTTACTAGCAGTAGAAGTTTCTAAGGCAGAATCACCAACAGCAGTGTTGTTATTGCCTGAAACATTAAGGGTAAGTGCATCAAAACCGATTCCTATATTATCGCTCCCAGTAGTATTGACTCGAAGCGCGTCAGCTCCAACGGCAACGTTGTTATCTCCTGTAGTGCAATCAGCTAGGGCAGTCGAACCAACGGCAGTGTTCCTAAGCCCCTCTGTAAGATCCGTTAGTGCGTGATTACCGACAGCGGTGTTGTTATTGCCTGTGGTATTGGCATCTAATGCGTCAGCACCAAGAGCAGTGTTGGTGTTGTCAGAGCCAAGACCACGGCCGACGGTGACGCCATGAACTGTCAGATCTTGGTCTTCAATCGTAACCGCACCAGTTGAGCTGATAACAACACGGGAGTTGCCGCCAGTCGCAAACGCGATTGAATTTGCCCCTGGGCGGAAGATTCCGGTATCAGTGTCCGAGGCAAAACTCAGTCCAGGAGCGGCCTCACTACCGTCCTCCATCAGCATCGTGCCGTCTAGCTCCATCAGCGTGATCCACGCCGAGTTTGCAGCGTTGCGGATCTTCAGTTGGCTGGTTGTAGTGTCCGCCCAGAACTGGAAGGCGTAGGTGGTGCTGGGGCTGGTTGCGTTGCTGTTATTGCTGACGATCGCAGCAAGAGCGTTATTTATGTCAGCTCTCACGCTGCTACCGCTAGCGTTTGCGATCACATAGTCATGAGTTGCCATTTTTAGGAACGCTCAGAGCCGTAGCCGACCGCTTGGTACTGGAAGTTCCGATCAATCACGGCATTGCTGCTGTTCTTGAACTTCACTGTGAATCCAGTCCTAGAGATCGAAGTCACTTCATAGTAATCGCCTGACGCAAGGTTGAAAGCCGTGATGCCAATGCTCGGCGGTGTGTTGTAGAAGACGCCATCTTGAAAAAACGCATTGGTGAACGTCACCGCCTTGCCGCTTGATGCTGTGCCAGATGCGATTACAGAGCTGGTCTCTGTCCTCAGCGGCATCTTGGCCGTAAAGCCCAACTCATCCAGCAACGGCGTTTGGTCAGTGTGATCGCTGCTTAGCTCGCACTTGAACTGGAACAGGCGGCCTTGAAAGTGCCCGTTTCGTAGCGGCACCCAGTCCCCGAACACCAAGTTGCTCTCAAGCTGCTGATCGTTGGCGTCTTCTAGCAGCAGCTTGTCGCCGTCTTCCGTCAGCTCGGTTTCTGCCGTGATGCCATCGTTTGAGGCCCGCAAGTAGACCTCAGCGTTAACGTCGTCAGCCTCAAGGCCATCAAAGTCGGTCCAAGTGTCGATATTGACTGTGCGCTCATCAATGTCATCAGCTGGATAGGTGCCACGCATCACCAGATGGCGGCTGAACTCAATGTCAAACTTTGCGCCTAGGTCAAGCGTGTTAGCGAAGAAATACTCGCCTTCGCTTTTCCGCGTGCCTAGGAAGTCGAAGCTGCTAAGACCGTCAATACCAGTGTCATCCGGCTCTGCGTCTGCGTCAAAAATGATGTCATCGATGGTTTCGTCACCATCAATGACCAGTGCGTCGTACTCCTCCGAGTAGAACGTGTCGTTTTTCTGCCCTTGAAACTCAGGGTTGTCGGTGTCCTCGCGATCCTCAAGGATTAACAGGCGCGGCACAGAATCGGTCAGCGTGTGAACGACTGATCGGACTGCTGAGCTTTTCTTGTTCTTATCGTCGATGAACCGGACAAGGTATTCACCTGACAGTTCCGGCAGGATTGCGTAGAACGTGTTCGCTTTGACGCTGGTCAGTTTCGAGCTGTTCGGCCAAGTGCCGGAACCGTCTGTCTTCGAGCTGTGGCGGATCTCAGCGTTCAACCTGTCGCTGGTTGCGCCCAGGCCCTCTTTCGGCACAGACCAAGTGACCATCACTTGATTCGAGCGATGAGGCTCCAGCTGCACGTTCAGCGGATCAGGCGGCAGCTCAGTAACCGTTGTGCCGCCCTCGGTTGTTTGGTCTTCTTTCGGGACAACGAATGAGCCAGATGTCCAAGCCGAATTTTTGAACGTGCCGTCGCGGCCGATTGATCGGATCTGGAACGTGACAGTTGTTCCGGGTTTGACGCCTTCAACCTTCAGCTCGTTGGTGGTTTGCCTGACGGTCTCGAAGTTGCCGTCGCCGATCTTGTAGCGGATCTCGTAGCCACTAATATTGCCGTCATCGTCACGCTTAAAGCCTAAGAAAACATCATTGACGACGTTGTTGTTTCGGCGGACCTCTTTGGTCTCGAAGGTCAGACCGCTTGGAGCTGTCGGGATCTTGTCGAACGTCGTTACCGATTGGTACTCCAACGCATCGGCGTTATCGGCCGTGTCGTAGATGCTGTCGTTGTGCTGAACGCCGACGATCGCAAACGTGCCATCACCACCATCAGCAACAGAGATGCAGCGGAACTTCTGATGGGCAACAGTTGACGACTGGATCGACCAAATCGACTGAGCTAGCGGTGCTGCGCTAAAGGCAGACGAGACCGTAATTACAGAGCTAATAACACTGCTAATCGTTTTAGTTTCGATCGTGCCATCGGGCAGTGTTGCCGTGAGCGTGTGGCCTGAGCCGCTTGGCAACGTGACCGTAATGTCAGCCGTGACCGTAGTTGTGGTTGCTGCGCTGCAACGGCCAGCGATACGAGCGCCTTGCCGCATCTCATCGGCAACAGCAAATACCTGACCAGGCAGAACGATCGCGCCTTGCAGGCCAGTCGAGAACGTGACGGTTTCGCCGTCTAGCTCCTCTGACGCCATCATCCAGCGGCCCATGCGGTACGCCTGATTGCGCGATGTGCAGCCAAAGGCGACGACCTCGCGGACCTGGTAGCCGTACTTGGTGATTAGCGCGGCGTCTTCGACAACGACGAAGTTCGGCTTATAGAAGTTGTCGGGGTCGTTGTAGCGGACGCGGATGCTGGTGCTGCGCGTTTTAAGCGACGAACCGGTGTAATTAAAAACGCCCTCAATGACGTTGCTGTTTGTGTAGAGGTGAACCGGATCAACGGCAGAGCCGTCGAGATTGCCGTGATCAGCAGCCAGCTGCACGGTGTTGCTGCTCCAGTAGGACATCCCACGAAACACCGAGGCGAGATCCTGCAGCACGTTGTAAGCCGCTGCGCGATCGCCGATGACAACGTTGCAGGCAAAGCGCGGTTCAGTCGAGCCGTCTTGGTTCGTGACCAGCTGGTTCGCGTACTGAATCAGCGGGTAGAGATCCGTGTAGCTGATGTTGGACGCGCTGACAAAATCACCGCAGCCATAGCGGTCGTTCAGCACCATGTCGGCAAAAATGCAGACAGGGCAGGTCGTCCATGACGTTCGAGTGCTGCCGTCAAACGCCACATCGTTTGTTAGATCAAGACTGCCGTCGTCACGCACCGCAGCATTGTGCGGGACCTGCACCAATCGACCTTTAACCAGATATGCACGGGTCGGCAAATTGCTGAACTGCCGGGTGTTTAGCTCTAGGCCAACGCAGGCGGTGTACGGGTAAGCGCTGCGGATCTCTTGACGCTCAATGATTGACGACCAAATCAGTTGATTGGCTCGACCATTGGCTAGCGGCGATTCTTTGGGGACTTCCTCAAAATCTGCAAACTGAATCTCAAAGTGATCTTCGCCCAGGTTTACTTTTTCGACCTTAATGTTCCACGGATAGCCTTCGCCTTTGTCATTGCGCGGCAGCTCAATAACAGGTGTTTTAATTTGATAATCAGTCAACGCGATGCCTGTGATCGTTTTGTCAAACACAACGTTGTAAGCAGAACCTTGCGCCTGTACTGAAACGCGGATCTGCAAGGTGCCGTTGAATGGCTGACCTTTTGCCAAGCCCTCGACAGCAGTTGAGAGCAAACGAGGGATCGTAAACAGCAGTTGCACCGAATCAACTTCTGAATCGGTGATCTGCCTGATAACAGTGCCAGAACCATAATCTCTAGACGTTACCGTTTCTTCAGCACTGAGAGTTTCTGAATAGTTTTCACCAACCTGTGCGGCAACGCCTGTGATTGTGGTGGTTGCGTTACCTGCCTGCGGGAGTCGTTCCTGTCTGCGTCCGCCTAATCGAAAGTCAACATCAACATCCTCAATCGGAAAGTTCGCATCATCCCCCGTAAACAACGGGGTTTCATCTAAAAATATCTGTTGGTTCAGGTCGTCAAAGCCCTCAATAGGCCCTTCACAGAGCAGGTCAACAAGTCGAACACTAGAGGTTGAGTTAAGAGCCATGTTTAAGAGAAGCTTGGGTTAAAACCATGGAAGAATGTCATTCTTGATCCGCTGTCAATCGATGCGTCCAAAATATGTACGCGAGTCTTGTAGAAGTCTTTAAAAGATATTTTGTTAGGATTAAACTTATGATAATACCGATAAGTGCCGATCACTAAGCCTTGAATTGTAAAGGATTCTCGCGCTGTAATACTGCCAGTCTCTACGTTTTTTGCTTCGATCTGGTACGAAATAAATCCGTCCGTTTTAGTGCTACCTGGACCACTTGAAAACTTAAATAGATTTAAAATTTCAATGCAAACGTAATAGAAGTCAGGACTTTTTGTTGGCCCTTCTGTAAATTCTAGTCGATATGTATTCGCCATTTGATGCGTATCACCTTTTTCGATTGTGAGGATGCGATCGTTAGATGGTGATGAGTAGTTTTTCTGAAAATTGACATTGTTCCATCGCGCCATACCTTCTCTTCGTGTGCCGAACTCAAGCTTGTTGCCGTTGACCGTCACCGTATCTGGCCCAGGTGCTCTGGTTACTTTTTTCA